GATGCTATGTTTAGTGGCTCAGGATTAACACTTAAAGTGAGGGGATTAGTATGAGTTTTACAAACTTTTTAGAAACGGAAATTTTAGACCACGTATTTGCTGGAGCGGCTTACTCAGCTCCTTCTCAGCATTACTTAGCATTGTTTACAGCCGCGCCGGGAGAAACTGGTGGTGGTACTGAGGTATCAACTTCAGGTACAGCTTATGCACGTAGACCTGTTAACTTTGCAACATCGGGTGCAACTACATCAAACAACGCGGCAGTAGAATTTGCTACAGCGACTGCGGCATTTGGTACGGTAACACACGTTGGAGTATTTGATGCGGCTACATCAGGAAATATGATGGCGTACGCAACATTAGCATCATCCAAAGCTATTGCTACTGGTGACGTGTTTCGTGTTCCATCGGGTGACTTAGATATAACGCTTAACTAATACGGTTGTAACGTATGGCTTTTGAATACGGTGAATCGTATTATGGCTTACGTACTTGGGGTAGTAGTGACGGTGATGTAAAAGATGCTTCAGCCGCACTAACAGCTACATCAGGTGCTGGTGCTGTAAACTATATAACAGCTAGAGGTGCTTCGGCATCATTAACTGCTACTGCTAGTGTATCTTGTAGTGCCGAAAAGATAATCCTCGAAGAGTCTGACCGATATACATATGGTTCAGGCTTGTGGGGTAGAAATGTCTTTGCTGGTGATGCAGACTTACAGACCATTGTATCTGCAACATCTTCTATTGCTAATGTAGTACACGAGCGAGTACGTACTGCTAGTGCAACAGTAACTGCGGCTTGTAGTGTAGCGGCAATCGGTGGTATGAGACGAAGTGGTTCTGCTACAGTAACAGCTACTTCTACCTTACCTAATTTAACAACTTCTTTAAGGGTAAGAGAACCTAATTTAAACGCGGCTGATTGTGAAAGTTCAACTAATGATGTAGTAGGTGTATGCACATGGAATACAGGTGCAACAGTAACTGCTTCAGGTAATTTAACTGGTGCGGCAATTAAGTTCTTCCTAGAAAGTTCTGATAAGTATGCGTACGGTTCAGGATTGTGGGGTACACAAAGATATGACCAAGAAGACTTACAAACAATTGTATCTGCTACGTCAGTAGGAACATCTTGTGTAGGTGCTAAAGTTAACTTGGTTTCTATTAATATAGTTGCTTCTTCTTCAGTAAGTGGTGTTTCAGAAAAGATAAATCAACCAAGCGCAACAACAACAGCTAACGCTTCTGTATCAGCTAGAGCTGAAGCTGTATATGTCTCAGGCGCTCAAATGTCATCATCTTCTACAACAGCATTTACTACAGTACAAAGAGTTAGACAAGATACTGCGGCAGTCTCAACAACGTCAGGAACTGCTACAATAGGTAGAGAGAAATGGGAATTAGTTGTAAACGATAATAATACTTGGACGCAAATAGCGGCATAACATTATGGCAATGATACCACTACAAATACCACCCGGAGTTCATGCAAATGGAACTGTGTTTGAATCATCTAACAGATGGCGCGAAGCTAGTTTAGTTAGATGGCATGATGGTTCTATGAGACCAGTAGGTGGATGGACAACTAGAAAAGCTAATGCTTTTGCATATGCACCAAGAGCAATGCTTGCTTATTTAGACAACTCAAGTGATGAATATTTAGTAGCTGGAACTTATGAAAAATTGTATTATGTGAACCCCTCACAAACAATAACTGACATAACTCCATCTTCAGGCTTTACATCAGGGTCATTAAATGGTGCGCTAAATACAGGGTTTGGTGGTGGTTTTTATGGCTTAAATAACTATGGACGTACGCCAGCAAACTCAGGTGTTTATGCAGAAGCTACAACATGGGCATTAGATACATGGGGAGAATACCTTTTAGCTGTATCTTCGACTGATGGAAAATTATTAGAATGGCAAGGTAATCCAAACTCCAATGCCGCTACAGTTTCTAACGCACCTACTGGTAATAATTCAATGCTAGTAACAGAAGAGCGCTTTGTATTTTGTCTTGGTGCTGGTGGAAACCCTCGTAAGGTTGCATGGTCGGATAAAGAAAATAATACTGTATGGACTGCTTCAGCTACAAACGAAGCTGGCGACATGGAGCTACAAACTACTGGTCAAATTATGTGTGGTGTTAGAGTCAGAGGTGCTACTTTAATATTAACTGATACAGATGCACACGTAGCTACCTATTCAGGAGCGCCATTTGTATATGGCTTTCAAAGAGTTGGAACCGCATGCGGTGTTGCTTCAAGAAAAGGTGCTGTAGCAATTGATGAAGGCGCTTTTTGGATGGGTAAAAAAGGATTCTTTACTTTTGATGGTTCTACAGCTAAAGAGATACCATGTGAAGTAGCTGATTATATATTTGATGACATGAACCCAGCTCAAGTAAGTAAAGTATATGCGGTACACAATTCACAGTTTGGCGAGATATGGTGGTTTTATCCTTCAGCTAGTTCTAATGAAAACGATAGATACGTTACTCTTGACTATAAAGAAGGTCATTGGGCAACTGGTGAATTAAGCAGAACTGCTGGAGTAGACATAGGAATATTTACTAATCCAATTTGGGCAGATGCAAGTGGCAACCTTTACAATCAAGAAACTGGTTACACGCACACAGGCTCGACTAAACCATATGCTGAATCAGGCTCAATAACTCTTGGTAATGGTGATAGCATTATGAAAGTAAATCAATTAATACCTGACGAAAAAACACAAGGACAAGTAGCTGTAACATTTAAAACAAGATTTCATCCTAATGACACAGAAACAGTACATGGTGCATTTTCTCTTTCTAACCCAACAGATGTTAGATTTACAGGAAGACAAGTTAGGGTTAAAATACAAGGCGTAGGAAATGATAATTGGCGGTCAGGAATTATGAGAATAGATGCAAATCCTGGTGGTAGAAGATGAGTATTGCCACGCCACCACCACCATTAGGAAGTAATTGGAAGTCTTGGGCAGAACGATTAAATTATTTTATGACATCTACACGCAACAAATTACAATACTATGATGCAACAGCAAAAGCTACCGAAGATGGAATATTAATGTGGGATGAAGCTCAAAATGCAGTAGTAGTATCCAAGAATGGTGCTTGGGTAAAATTAAAATACGACCCATGAATATACAAGAACAACTTATGGATGGAAAGGATTGGATTATGTCTGCTCTTAATAAAGGCGGCGATACTCATGATTTTAAAGACATAGTGGATGGAGTGTTAAGTGGTCACATGCAGTTGTGGATGGGGTCAAACGGATGTGCAGTTACAGAGATAGTAGTGTATCCTAACAAGAAAGTGCTACACGTATTCTTAGCCGGTGGAGATAAAGGCTACGGAATCAAACAGATTACAGACATGCATGATAGTGCAATGGAATGGGGAAAATTACAAGGCTGTGATGGAATGTCAATAGCCGGTAGGAAAGGATGGAAACGTGTTCTTGAGTCTAAAGGATGGAAAGAACAACTTACAATATTAGCAAAGGAGTTTTGACATGAGTTCAGGTGGCGGCGGTAAAGGTGGAGGCAAGAAAACAACTACAGAGACAACAGTACCTGAATGGGTAAGAGCGCCAGCAGATAGAAATTTGCAACGTGCAGAAGCCTTACAACAAATTGAGTACATGCCATATTATGGTGCAGAAGTAGCGGCATTTAATCCAAATCAAGAAGCGGCATTTCAAAACAATGCTAATACTGCGTCTGCTTTTGGTTTATTAGCTCCGACAGATGCAATGGCTGGTATGCCAACTCCAACTACATTCGCTAATGGTATGAAAGGTTACAATTCTATGCCATTGTACGACCAAGCTATGACAGATTTAAAAGCCAATTACGGTGATACTGTAGATGCTTATGACTCATTGTTTGGTAATGCAGTACCAGCAAATGTCGCACCTCAACAAGCTGGTCGAGGTGGTGGTGGTGGCGGTGGTGGTGGAATTCCTCAATCTAATTATAATCCATACGATTACAGAACTTACAATGCAAAAGATAAAGCAAGTCATTTAGCACAAATAAGTCCAAATAGCACTAACAGTCAATTAGAAAGTGCTTACGGTCAGAAATCAACCTATGTACCTAAACAAAAAGACATAGCACATCAACGAGCAGTACAAAAAGCAAACAGAGCAAAAACAAACCAAAGAAATTACAATACATATGGCGGTAATAAAAACGCTGGTGGAGGAGACTACTAATGGCTGGACAAGCACCCGGAGGTCAGAAGACCCCACCAAATATTAACAGCCTAGCGGCTCAAGGCATACAAGGTGCTGGATTAGGAGCGGCGGCTGGAATGGCTTACACGCCTAGTCAAGTAGGTGTTGCTGGAACAAGCACTTCAGTTAATCCAACAAGCGTAGCTGGCTCAAATGTAAACGCTACAAATGTTGCTGGCTCCAATATAACCCCAGCTAATTACAATGTTACTGGTTCAAATGTAAACCCAGCTTTAAATAATGTTTCAGGAACTAATGTTGCTGGCTCAAATATTGCGGCTCAACAAATTGGTCAACAAGCATTAACACCACAAGTGCAAGCTCAAATGATGCGTAACACATCAATGACTCCGTACATGAATCCATATGATACTGCGGTTATAAAAGCAAATGAGACTGACATCTTACGTGGTGCAAACATGGGATTAGACATGCTAGGTGCACAGGCACAAGCGGCTGGAGGCTTCGGAGGCTCAAGACATGGTGTTGCTATGGGTGAAATGGGTAGAGGCGTAGCGGCACAATTAGCACAATCATCTGCTGGACTTAGACAAGCTGGTTTCCAAAATGCACAAGCAATGGCTGGTCAAGATATAGCAAACAATTTTAACTCACAGATGGCTAATCAAGCTGGTAGTCAATTTGATATTAACACTAATATGCAAGGACAATTAGCAAACCAAGGAGCTGGATTACAAGCTTCACAAGCTAATCAACAAAATGCAATACAAGCTGGACTCGCGAATCAGCAAAACGCACTTCAAGCGGCTGGTATGAATCAATCTGCTGGTATGCAAGGACAACTAGCTAATCAACAAAATGCTTTACAAGCGCAAGGTATGAACCAACAGTATGGCATGCAAGGTGCATTAGCAAATCAGGGTAACGCTTTACAAGCTGGCTTGGCAAATCAATCTGCTGGCATGCAAGCTGGACTAGCAAATCAAGGCAATGCATTACAAGCTGGTGGTATGAATCAGCAATACAATATGCAAGGTCAACTAGCTAACCAATCGGCTGGACAACAAGATATACAGAACCAGTTGCAAGCTTCATTAGCTAATCAAAGTGCTGGATTACAAGGTAATCAATTAAGACTTGGAGCGGCTAGTCAATTAGGTCAGACTGCTAATCTTGGATTTAACATGGGGCAGACAGTCAACAACAACATGGCTATGCAAGGCGCTCAAC